CCAATTATAAGGACTATTCCAAACACTATTCTGACCTATACCAGCAGGAACTTTTTCATCTGGGGCAAACAATGATGCCGCAGTTTTCCACCACGGCTGATTCTGAGTTTGCCGCACATGAGTAAGTTCATGCGCTAATGTCTGTTCCATATCAATAGGACTTTGTCCTTGCATAGCTTCAGGATTATAAGAAATATTACCAGTAAAAGGATTAGTTACTGCCATTGCTCCTCGTGGCATCATTAGTGAAGTAATTAATGAAGAACTAGATGGAGAAACAGTTACTTGTTTAGTGCCAGGATATTGTGCCATGACTTTCGTCATAGCTCTCTGCATGGAATCATCCAGCAGTTTGTTGCGCTTCTCTAGCTCGCTTGGCATCTTCTAATTCTTTCTCAAATTCCTCAGTCTCTTTCTTTTCTTGTTCAGTATCAGGCTTAGCAGCTTTCTTCATTGCTTCAGCCCTAGCTTTATCTTCATTTTCTAACATTTGTTGTCTAACTCTCCAAGGAACATTCTTTGGAGGTAATGCAACTAAATTTGGTGCAGTAGTTCTATCAGGAATAGATTCGGGTTTCTCCATCAAACGCGCAAGTAATTTCTCATTCTGCTGATTGACCATAGCCAATTGCATCTTGAGAGTCTCACAAGATTCACAGACTTTAGGTATTTCTTCAACATGTAACTGTTGTTCAAGTTGAATCTTGCGATAATGAGCTTCATATCGCATTGCAAGAAGTTGCTGATACCAATCTAATATGAACATTTTAGTCCTCGTGTTTATCGCCCTTATCAAGAACTTGCATAGACCAATCAGGATTAATCATCATAATTCCACCAGGTTCAACTGGTCCTTTATTCTTTATAATCTTCTTTGATATCCCCTGACCTTTTGCTTCAACCATTGCATGAAGTAAAGTAGTAACACGATTATGAGTTACTGCCATATCATTCTTATCATTCTCAACTAAATTCTTCAAGAACGGAACGACTCGTCCAAGGAAGCTATTATATGACTCTCCACCAGGAACGGGTTCATGTGGATTATCAATATAATGATGAATAGCTTTAAGATGAGTAGCAACATCTTTACCTTCGAAATCACCAATATTCCAATCCTTTAGTCCATCAGTTGATTCAAATTTACCACCAATTTCATCGCTAATAAGATTAGATGTTTGGACTGCGCGTCTTAGTGGACTAGTGAAATGATGTTCAATAGGAATATTAAATTTCTTTAGATTATCAGCCGCAGACATTGCTTCTGATTTTCCATGTATAGAAAGAGGAACATCTTTCCATCCACGGAATTTATCATCCCCACCTGCTCCATTAAGATGTGTAGAACCGTGTCTAACTACGACGAGCACGATGGAATCTCCTAATAGGTTGATTTTCTGGATTAGTAGCTTCCAACTGTCTCATATTTCTATAAAAAGCAGTCCAATCATTAGTTTGTGATAGTGCTCTAGTTAATGATTCTTGTTTCTGAACCTTCGCGAATTCTGCCACGGCAGTTTCAAAATACCTCTCAGCCGAATCAACTGCATAGCGCAAATCGTCATAAGGGTCATCACCTTCAAATTCAGCCACATCTTCAGCAGGCTTCCCATCCCTAGTTTTCTTGTCATAGGAACATGCCTTAATAGTATCAATCATAGTTGGACAACAGTAAGGATGTCCTTCATGAATATGTTCTTCGCAACAGAATATCTGAAGCTTAGGAATATTTTCTTCAGGTTCAATAGGGTCAAATAGTTTTAAGTAATCTTTGTAGATTTCAAGCCCTTTATTACGTAACAGCCACATTGCGTATTCCTCTGAATACTGTGGCATATCGGACTGAGGGATAGTGGGTCTTGTTCTCCATCGGAGATATTCGTGGATAAGCATTTTGCCGGCAATACGACTTCCCGGTGTATTAGAAGAAAGTTCAATTGGACATCCGAGTGCAGATTCAATTTGTTGCTGAATCGTATGTTCTTGTCCTCTATCTTGATTGGCAGAGCGACAGAACTTAATGACTCTAGGCTTCTCCTTATCTTTTAAATCTCGAACTACTGGTGCCCATTCTTCAATCTTGGTTTTTAACCAATAGAGTTCTCGATAGAGATAAATGCGTTTTGATGGACTTACTGCATAGAACCCGATGTAGGTCATAGCAGCAAAACCCCAATCACCAATAATAAATTTAGGCCACCATTCAGGAATTTCAAATGGTGAAATTACATGTAGTGCATTATCTGGTTCATCAGGATAACGCTTATCACGGAATTCATCAAATACCTGTCCTTGATATGCGTCCCAATCTCCAAACTTCCTCGCCTTTCTTTCAGCTTCATTTGGTATTCCATCTAATCTCTTTGTATATTCAGGGTCAGCATGAGGATTATCGGCAACGGTGGAATGAATATAAATTCGCTTTACTCCACCTTTCCCGATAATAATCCTACCACCATCAGGATATGGCGCTACGAATCTTTTTTTGGTAAATGTATGCCCAATTCCTCCCGGCATTCCTGCAGCTCTAATAATTGCTGGTAGATTGGAGTCAGATGTTCGAACACGAGTAAAGCCAATATATAGGTAAATAAATTCGGTGAAAGTTGTGAGTTCGTCAGGAGTGAACAAGTTGATTTCCATTGAATCGTATTTGTGAACATCATTCTCCTCCTCGCAATGTGCGAGAAATATCATTGCACCAGTTCTTTGTCCAGTCCCACCATATTCATCTGAACGTGGAAAAGTCCACGTCATATCAGTCTTATTGAATACTGCTCCAAACTTTGGATAAATTTCTCGGCTTCGCGGAACTATTTCATTACGTAATTCAGGATAAGTTCTACGCATGAATACTTGTTTGAATTTAGCATTCTCATGCCATCGATGAATTAGTCCGTAGATTAGTAGAACGTCAGATTTACCAGAAGCGTTACCTCCTCCATACAATCCCTCAAAGATAGAAGTAGGTAATGCAAGAAATTGTTCTTGCTTTCGATTTGGTTTCCAAAAACCTTTATCGAAACTCATTCATCCTCTAGTTCAATTTGTTCATGTTCATCTTCTAATTCCTCCTCGGGTTTACCAGCTTTACCCGATTCAGTAAATAGATTACAACATCCATCAGGTTCAATATCACCTTCTACTAATTCACAGTCATGCTTACCATCAAAGTAATGACAATACTCACACTCGAATGGTCCTGATTCGGGTGGCATATAGCCACTTATTACTTTAGTTAGTTTAATCATGGCGTTAACCAGCCCTGACTACATTTACTATTGCGTTTCCAGCATTACAACGAATAAATGCTCTTCCAACTACAAATTGACTACCACCAGTCTGAACAAATGCACCGAAAGCAGGGTCATTAGAAGTATCAAAAGTATTAGCTCCAAATTGTGATTGACTAATTTGAGCTACAGAATCAGAAGGAAGTGCAAAGATTTGATTCTGAGGCATAGTTATTTGAGTCCCAAAATCTAGTATAGTCATTATGCGTGCCACTTCTTGCAACAAATTGTTGCATCTTTATTAGTGACACGAATGAATGCAAAAGCATTATCAAAGCCACTACCAGATAATGTTGCAGGTGTATTTACAGCGAAGGTAGGGTCATTACTTACTTGAAATGTAGCAGTTGCATCATCACAAGTAAGACGATACAATCCATCAGTCGGAAGTGCTGTTATCACATTCTGTGATAATAGAAAAGGAAATCCAACTGCTGCTTTAGGTGTAGGCATTAATTACTCCTTTGCCTGAACAACATCGTAATGTTCTTCTTTGCGATATTGCGGAGCATAGAAAATGAATTGGGGTCCATTCTCATTAATAGTCGGAGACTTCGCGTCCGGTTCCATATTCTTAACTACTGCTGACATATCCTTTGCTATTCCAGCCAATGTTCTAGCATTAGCTTCAGATAATTTCTCTTTAGTAATTCCACCTAATGCTAGTGCAAGCTTATTAAGAGCCTTCTTTCCAATGCGCTCTTTAGCCCCATTGATATGATTCGCGTTTGGACGCTCATCATAAGTTGTTGTAGATGTTGAACCGTTAGCGTAGGCGGATACTGAGGAAGGACTTATTCCGAAATTCTTTGCAAATTCTATTGCTTCTTCGCGTCCATGAATAGCACTAGTTTCCCCAATTACTTTTCTTAAAGCATCGGGGACTTCTGGATTATTTCCTCTACCTTTAGCTGGCATATCTACTATTTCAAATTCCTTCTTAGGAGAAGGGGATGGAGGAGTGAGATTATTCAATTCCTTCTCGAACTCGGAATTATTAACAATGCCCATTGGCATGATTATAGTCCTTCTTGCTTCAATCTGTGATGTGTATTCTTGAGAACCCAGTATTGACTTGTTACGCCAATATTGGATTCATAACCATCGCCTTCTTCTTTAAGAATCTTACTCATTAATGTCAAACAATCTTTTGATGTAGTTGGTAATCCTTCGGCAGAAAGTTTCAATTCAGGTTCGGCTATTACTGTTTCTACTGGAATTACTGGCGTTACTTTGCCAGGAGTCTCAGAATCCGGAACTCCTGTATCCATTATGGTTTCAATCCTGAGAGGATTATTGGAAGGAAGGTATCGACAGCTTCAACAATAATTGCTTCAATATTTGGGTCTACTTTCTTCTGGTCAAGAATATGCTTCAAGAAATTACCAGCTAACTGAGGATTAGCCTGAATTTCTTTCTGCACAAAACTTAAAAGTAGTGTAGCTAGCTGTGGATTCATTCCTATCTCCTTTTTCTTTCCCAAGAATTAAGAGATAGTAACAGCCAATGTCCCCGCGGTTCCCGCGAGTGTAGCAGTCATAGTAGTTGTTCCAGTTAGGTCAAATTCTTTATCAGGTGGACTATTTGTGTCCCCACCTGTGAATAGCTGACAGATTTTTCTATCAGGCAGCAATAACAGAGCATTTCCCTGAAACACTGCAGCCGTATTCTGCAAGTTTGGGCCAGCTTTAGCAGTAATCGTTAATGTGACTGGCATCTCTCATTCTCCTTTAATACTGTCAACTTAATTCCGGAAACTGAAATTCAGTCCAGACTTAGGCATGGTGAGTCTATCATAGGCAAGACTGAAAGTCAATTTTCTTATATCTACTTCTATTATTCTATATATTTTGGAAGTACTACTTAGAATATGGGACCCTATTTTTATTATGGAGAAAGTATATTGAGAAAGTCAGATGATTGTAATATCGCGCAAAAGTGTGCAAGTATGGGACCCTACGTGCAGATGTGTATAGGGGTGTGAAGGGTAATAGTGTGCAATGAGATGAAATTTTGTGAAGAGATGCACATTATTGCACTGGCATGGACATTGTTGCACATGATTGCACAGTATGGCATAAGGGGAATAAGATGTGCATTAGTGTGCAGCTATGTGCAATTCAGACCGCGTGCCAATATGCAATTATGTAAACCTTGGCATGAAAAATAAAGTGTGCAGTTCTGTATAATTATGTGCAGTTCAGATACCATGCCATCGTGCAGTTATGTGCAATCCTGTGCCAAAATGTAAACCCGCCGGATTTGTAATTGGCATAAGAAAAATAAAATGTGCATAATATTATAAATCTGAGCATATATGTGATGCCACTATTTGGTTGACAAAAGTCGGCAAAGTGACAGATATTGTGACTTTCGGAAGTGCAACACTTCCATTAGAATCAACACTTTACAGCCATTGGAATCTGGCACACCGGATGCTATAGTATATGTTGTCCGGCGCGGTCGAAACCGAAGAAAAAGGTTGACAGCCGCTAAGGATTGTGATAGAGTGTAGTCGGTTCAATGGGGTAGCCAATCCCCGAAAGGAGTCATCATGGAAAGCAAGGTTGGAAAGTTCACTTTCGCCATCCCCGACGGTCATCCGCAGGCTGGCGAAAAAATCGAAAAAGCTTTCGATTACAAGGTTTGCAATACCTTGGAGGAAGCTTCCGCAGTCATCGCCGACAAGAAATGGAATGTCGTTGATATGGTCAACGATGTTATCAAGGCGAACGCGCGCAGCAATGCGTATCAGGCTGCATTGCTGCCGTATCGTCCATCGGAAGTGACGCCGGACGAAATCAAGGAGCGAATGATTCGCGATTACATTCGCCTCGGGATTTCGGAAGATACCGCCCGTAAGCAGGTTGAAGCTTTGCTTGCGGCTGGTGCGGCTGCGAAGTAACAACATAGGGGATAGGACATCAAACTATCCCCTACTTTAAAGGAGTATTGTATAA